CCGTACCTTCTACTTTGATAAGCGTATCCTAGAAAAATGAACTTGATTCCCCGCTTTGGTGCGGTATCATTCCATCGCTACCAAGGATCGTCCGATGGCCCGTCCCTCAACCTGCGCCGGCAGGCCCTCAAGTCCGCACGTCCTCGTGCGCCTCGATCGCTTGGTAGCAACCGGCGCAGGCCGAAAGGCGGATACATGTCTGGCGGGATGGTTAGGGTGTATGTTGACGGAACTCCGCACTGGAGAAGACAATCGGAACGAGAGAAAACAAGATGGCACGATCTTCCTAGAGTAAGAGTTCGTGTAGCTCCTGGATCCGATAAGTTCTGCGTGTACGCTCACATCGTTAATGGAGAAATCTTCTACATTGGAAGTGGACAGATCGATAGAGCATTTGAAAGATGCGGCAGAAACGATGTGTGGAGTAGGGTAGTTCAGGAAGCCGGAGAATACGACGTTCAGATCATGCTCTGGTGCAGAACAAGAAAGACTGCATTGATCGCTGAGTTGACAGAGATTACGAAGTATTCTCCGAAGGCTAATATTCAGAAAGTCTCAGACACTCTTCAGATTCAAAATCGATCAACGCCGATGAAGGATCTGTAATGAACACCCCCTACCGTTCCACCGTCCTACGCCAGTCCCCTGACCCTCTCCTCGCGCCCATCTGGATCCTTGCCGCCTGCGCCGTTCTCTGGACCGTGATGGCCGCCGTCTGGTTCGTACGCGCCGAGCGGGCTGTATCCGCAGCCCAGGACGCCCTACCCGAGATCCAGCGTCGTGATGCAGCTCGCGACAAGTAGCGCGCACACCGCACTTGACGCACGAGCCTCGCCGCGCTATCCTCCCGCCCATGCTCGTCGAGACCGTCCCTATCGGCTCCGTCACGCTCGATCCCGCGAACGTCCACAAGCACTCCGCGAAAAATATCGAGGCGATCAAGGGATCTCTCGCTCGATTCGGTCAGCGTACCCCCGTCGTCGTCGATGCTGTGGGAGTCATCTACAAGGGCAACGGCACGATCATCGCGGCCCGCGCTCTCAACTGGACCGAGATCAAGGTCGTGCGTTACGCCGACATGACGCCCGCCGAGTTGACCGCGTACGCCATCGCCGACAACGCTACGCAGTCCCAAGACTATGACGACCTCGCCCTCGCGCGCACTCTGGACTCCATCAAGCGCACCGACGAGACGCTCTTCGCCGCTACGAGCTACGATGATGCGCGGTTTGACGAGCTCATCCGCTCCCTCGGTGACGAGGCAATCCAAGCGGGGCTAGCTCAGCCTGTAGTGGATGCGCCTCTACATGCGATTGCTCCGCGATGGGATGTGCTCGTGATTTGCAAGTCCGAGCAGGAGCAACGCGAACTCCTAGAACGACTCTCGTCGGAGAATCGCGAGTGCCGCGCGTTGATTGCCTAGTCGAGAGCGACATCGTACGCACGCCGATCGTCATGCAGATCGAGGGTATGTTCGACATCTCTGCGGCCGAGAAGACGCGCGTAGAGTTCAGCGTCGACATGCCCATCGAAGACAAGCCTTGGAACGTCGGTCTCGTCGTCGGCCCGAGCGGCAGCGGGAAGTCGACGCTTGCGCGCAAGGTGTTCGGAGACTCACTCGTATCTTCGTTTCCGTGGGACGAACGGAAAGCCATTGTCGATTCGTTCCCACGCGAGACCTCGATCAAGGATGTGACGGCTCTTTTGTCGAGTGTCGGATTCTCGTCTCCTCCCGCATGGCTCCGTCCATTTCACGTTCTATCTACGGGCGAGCAGTTCCGCGTAATGATGGCGCGTGCGATGTCAGAAATGAAGTCCATCGCTGTAATAGACGAGTTCACGAGCGTCGTGGATCGTACCGTGGCGCGCGTAGGCAGCGCAGCAATTGCGAAGACGATCCGCGCACGAGGACAGCGATTCGTTGCCGTCACATGTCACTATGATATTGCAGAATGGCTCCAACCCGATTGGGTGATCGACATGGCGAGCAAGTCGTTTTCGTGGAGGGTTCTTCAGCAAAGACCAGACGTCAAACTCGTTGTCTCCCGCGTGCATCGTTCGGCTTGGGAGCTTTTCCGATACCATCACTACTTAGATTCGTCGATCAACAAAGCGTCGTATTGCTTCCTCGGTAAAGTAGAAGGACAACCAGCAACGTTCTCGGCTGTTCTGTCATTCCCGCATCCCGTTCGATCAGGTTGGCGAGAGCATCGGACGGTGTGCCTTCCTGACTTTCAAGGCATCGGACTAGGGAACGCGATGAGCGAGTACGTTGCGAGTCTCTTCCGCGCGACCGGTAAGCCGTACCGTAGCACCACGAGTCATCCGAGCATGATCGGGCATCGCTCGCGATCAAGGATCTGGCGCACGTTGTCATCTCCCGATCTCAAAACCGCTCACAACGGGACATGCACCGGATCCTTTGGCCGTAACGGCCAAAGGAGCGGATCCGTGCGTCGCTTGAGCGCGTCGCATGAATACATCGGTCCGTCGCGTCCTGATCAAGCTCGTGCGTTTGGTCTTCCCGTTCCTCCCGCTTGACGTGCCGCTCCATTCGCGCTACGCTTGAGTCGTTCAACCCCCAAACAACTTTGAGGCGCAAAGTCCGTGTCCGAGGTTCCCAACCTCCCCAATCCCTTGCCCGTAGACGCCTCCATGCGCGACATGAACCTCCGCGAGATGGAGCAGGCGCGTCGCAAGTCCATCATCATCCAGAAGGCACGCGAGGGGTACACGATCGGCGAGCAGTGTCGCGCCGCCCGCATCGACCGAAAGACCCACGCGGACTACCGCCACGACGACTCGGTCTTCCTCGTGGAGTGGCAGGCTGCATCGGACGAGGCGGGTATCCGCGACCTGGAGCGCACGAAGATGGCCCGCGGTCGACGCCGCCAGCGTGCCGAGATGGCGAGCATCGGCGCCCAGGCGCAGCTCCTCACCGTTGCGAAGATGTTCTCCCTCGAAGGACAGGTCGCGCCGACCGAGGCGCTCGAAGCGCAGGCCCGCGAGGACCCGCAGGGATTTGCGGTGAAGGCCGCGATGGCCGCGAAGGTCGCCGACGACCTCGATGCGCGCGCGTTCGGCCTTGACGAAAAAGAAAACACCGAGGACGACTCCGCTCATCCCGCCGCATCGTCCGCCCCGCTCCTCGTGCGCGACATCGACGCGTTCATCTACGAGGACTTGGGACTCGCTCGCGGCTCGGTCTACCGCCGCGTCGTGTGGCAGCTACGCCACATCGACCGCCCCGACGTGCGGCGTGCGCTGCTATGCGAGGCAAAAGCGAGTGGGAAGGGCTGGATCTGCTCGCTCGTCCTTGCCCGTGCGTTGCAGCGCGTCTTCGCCGCGACGCCCGACGAACTCCGCACCGTGTACAAGCAGCAGGGCTCCCGCCCGCGCATTGGCGTGATCAACCTCTCCGCGTCGGGCGAGAACCAAGCGCAACTCGCCGTGTTCACCGACCTGCGCCGCTGGCTTGCGGGGCCGTGGTTCGCGCGCGTGCCGAAGCCAACGCGCGACACCGCCGACCTCATCGAATGGGACCTGCCAGACCGTATCATCGTCGCGTTCTGCGGGAACTCGTCTTCGACGGGCGCGGAGGGCATCAACTTCGTGGCGGCCGTCGCGGACGAGGTGTGCCGCTTGCCCGACAAGCAGACGTCGCGGGTAGAGACCGCCGATGCGCTCGTCGCCCCCGTCGAGGCGACGATGGTCACGCGGTTCGGCGACATCTACAAGCTCGTCGCCGCGTCATGGCCAGAGTCGAAGGACGACTACCTGCATCGGCAGATCGCGCTCGTACGCGACGCCGGAGGAAAGGACGGCGAGCGAGCGGGCGTGCGCGAGGACCTCACCGCGTCGATCCTCGCCGAGCCGATGTCGTTCGATGCGCCCGACGCGGCGCGCGACGCGGAGTTGCGTGCCGCGCCGTTCTCCGAGTACCCGACCGAATCGTTCCTCTCGAAGGACGCCACGTTCGTCGTGCGCGGCCCCGTATGGGCGTTTCGTCCCGATGTCTCGCTCGCGGCCCTGCGTCAGATGGAGCAGCGGGACCCCGCAGGCTTCGCGGGCATGGTCGGTGCTTCACCCAAGCACGAGGGCGCGAACGCCTACTACAAGGACCCCGAGTGCGTGGCGCGCGGCGCGAACCCGAAGATCGTCTGCCCGCTCGACGACGCGGGGCAGCTCAAGTCCGCGTGGGTCGCCGACCCGTCTACGCTCTACTTCGGCCACGTGGACGCGGCGCTCGGCAAGAAGGGCGGGGACGCCGCGGGGCTCGCCGTGGCACACTGGGGAGACGGGCGCGTCGTCGTAGACGCTATGTGGGAGGCGCGCGCGCCAGAGGGCAGGGAACTCGACCTCGACACCCTGGTCGAGTGGTTCATCCCGTTCCAGCGGCAGGGCGCGACGTTCTCCAAGGTCACGCGCGACGGGTGGGAGGGCGTCGGCATCGGACAGCGGTTCCGTCAGCACGGGATCAAGAGCGAGCTGTTCTCCGTCGTGCGTGACCGCCGCGCGTACGACACCTTCCGCGACACGCTCTTCGCCGGGCTCGTCGACTACTACCCGTACGAGCCTTTTCACGAGAACGCGCGTGCTCTCGTGCTCGTCGGACGCAAGGTCGACCACACCGGCGGTCCGTCCGTCGGCGGGCGGAACGCGAAGGACGTGCACGACGCCGTGAGCGCCGTCGTCTACCACGTCATCGAGAAGATGGGCCGCTTCGCCGGGCTCGCGGTCGCGCAGGCCGACCCGCCCGACGAGAAGCAGGGCGATCCTGATCAGCTCGGCAGGTAGCACGTTGCCCTTGACGAAAAAGAGATCCACGATACCGTAACGAGCAACACGTCGACCCTCGTCACGGAGTCAACCGCGTGGACATGCTGAAGGGTCTCCGCTCCATCGCGTCGCGCGCCGCCAACGTCTTCGGCGGTCTCGAGCGTCTCTCGAAGTACGGAACCGACGCCTGGGAACTCTGGGAGCGCACCTCGGGCAGCGTCGCGGGCCGCTCCGTCCTGCCACCCACGCGCCCTACGCAGATCCGCGAGTACGAGACGGGCGTTTGGACCCATGCGTGCATCTCAGTTAAAGCGAACGTCGCCGCGGGCGTGCCGTGGTGTCTCAAGCGCGTCGTGAAGCAGGGCGTCGACGAGAAGGTCACGGAGCACGAGATCATCAAGCTCCTGGAACGACCCCTCCCGAAGAAGACCTACCAGAACCTCATCCAGTCGCACGTCACCTACCTGGAGCTGGCGGGCGCGGCGTTCATCGAGAAGCTCCGAAAATCGAAGACGACGGTGCCCGTTGGCCTATCGATCATGCGCTCCGACCTCGCGTCCCCCATCGTGAGCGCCAACGAGGGCGTCGTCGGGATCTCGTACAGCGCGAACGCGAAGCGGCAGGTCTTCGACGTCGACGACGTGATCTACCACCCGTACTTCAACCCCGCGAATCCGAACGCGGGGCTCGCGCCGACTGCGCCCGCGTGGATCACCTTGCAGATCGACCGCGCCGCCCGCGAGTGGAACTGGGACTTCTTCCGCAACGGGGCGTCCCCGGACATCATCCTGTCCTCGGACGAGGCGATCCCTCTCGGCGAGATCCAACGCGTCAAGAGCGACTTCGAGGGATCGAACGCGAACGCCACGGGGCGCGGACGTCGCGCGCACGTCGTCCCGTTCGGCTGGAAGGTGACTCCGACGTCGGCGTCTCACCGCGAGATGCAGTTCGAGCGCATGCTCCAGCTCACGCAGCGCGAGATCGCCGCCGTCTACCACGTCCCGCCCGTGCTCCTCGGCTTGGAGACGCAGAACTACGCGACGGCTGACAAGCAGCTCCAAGTCTTCCTCTGGCAGCATGTCGTACCGCTCGTCGAGAGCATCCTCGCACAGTACACGATCGAGCTGGTCGAGGAGTGGCCAGACGGGGAGGAGCTGTATCTCGCCGTGGATCGCGAGGAGATGAAGACCGACGAGGACCGCGCGATCGAGGCGGAGTCCGTGCGTGCCGACTTCGCGATCGGGCTCATCTCCAAGACCGAGGGTCGGACTAAGCGAGGCTACGCGGCGACCGAGGGCGGCGCGCCAGACGAGCGCGAGGGGCGCGACCAGGGCGTCGGTGGCGACGGCGGTACCGTGGATGCCGTCGGAGATCGTGAGACGGAGGGCGTAGGCGCTGGGAGTGACGCCGGGAGCGGCGCGCCGACAGAGACAGAACCCGTCGAGGCAGGTGCCACGCTCACCGCACCCACCGTGCCCACCGTGACGCTGAACGGCGCGCAGATCGCGTCCATGGTGACCGTCGTGCAGAGCGTCGCGGCGGGTACGCTACCCCGCGACGCTGCGAAGGCGATCATCATGCTCTCGTTCCAGGTGAGCGACGACGTGGCGGAGGGCGTCCTCGGCGCGGCGGGCAAGGGCTTCACGCTTTCCGCGCCTCCCGCCGCCGCTGGACTCGCGCCGCCCGTCAAGGACGATACGCCCGTCGCCAAGTCCGCGAGGCCCGCACGATCCCCTCGCGATACGCGCCCGCCGCGCACGCCGTACCAGATCGAGATGGCAAAGGCGGAGAAGTCCAAAGCCATCGAGCGGGACGCCCAGATCGCCGCGTACAAGTGGCTCACGATCCAGCGCGGACGCGTGGGCTCGTGGGCGCGCAGGAAGTTTGGCGTCGCGGCGAGCGAGAAGGGCGCGAACGGCGCGGGCGGCGCGGGCGGCACGAACGGGACCGCGGGCGGCAACGGCCACGTGCGTCCACCCGATTCGGACCGCGACGATGATGAGGATGGCGCTGCCTTCTCCATGACGGCGGATCGCCTCACGCTCCTCAAGGCCGACGAGCCCGCGCCCAAGAAGGCGATCAGCGAGGAGGAGATCCTCAAGGTGCTGTCCTCGCCCATGACGGACGCGATGCGCGACGCCCTGACCCGCGGAGTGGCCCTCGGGGGCGACACGCAAGGCGCGGCGCTCGGGATCAAGTTCGACCTGAAGGACCCCGCCGTCATGCGCTACCTCGCGGACCGCGAGACGAACCTGGAAAAGGTGCTCCAGCGCGACACGGCCGACATGGTGAAGAAGACCATCCTCTCCGCATACGCCGACGGGTCGAGCGAGCTTCAGATCGTGACGCGCGTGCTGGAGTCGGGCGCGTTTACGCCGGGGCGGGCGCAGCGTATCGCGCGCACCGAGGTCCACGCCGCAATCCAGAGCGGCTCGCACGAGGGTATGGTCCAGGCGGGAGTGGAGGAACGCGAGTGGCTGACGAGTCTCGACGACTCCGTGCGCGAGTTGCACGAGCCGATGAACGGGCAGGTCCGCAAGGTCGACGAACCCTTCGAGGACGTAGACGGCAATGAACTCATGTACCCTGGGGACCCGAACGCTCCCCCGGAGACGCAGGTGAATTGTAGGTGCACCACCCTCAGCCGCGAAAGCGAAGCCACCTCCTCCGAACTTGCGGAGGCGCTTGGGCTCGCGCCCGCGGACGGCGAGGACGCAAACGACAAGATCGAGGACAAGCTGACCGAGGCGGCGGAGTCGCTCCCGTCTTCCGTGATCGGACGCTTGGACCCCGAGGACGTGGAAGAGCTGCGCTACGCCGTCGGACGCGGGCGCGATGCCGAGTACGACATCGAGACGGGGACCGCGACGATCGGACCGAGAGCGCGCGGCGAGGACGTCGAGACGGTGCTGGAGCAGCACCTTGCCGCGTCGATCATGACGGCCTCGGATGCGCGCGGGCTGCGCAACCAGCTCGTGACGGCGGACCTCGTGACGCCCGACGCGTGGGACGACGTGGGCGGGACCGAGAAGGAACGAGCCGTGCAGGTGCAGGCAGCGATCATCTCGGGGGACCGCGATGCCGTCGGCGAGATGCTCGGGCGCGAACTGTCGGACGTCGAGTGGAAGCGTGCCGAGATCGTTGGCAAGCACTTCTGGACCGTGGGCCGTACGGGCGGGAAGGTCCCGCGGAAGACGAACCCGAAGCGCGAGCCCGAGGAGGAGTAGTCGCCTCTCCCTTGACAGATTCCCGATCCGCCGTACCCTAACGAGTGACAGTCGCAGAACAGTCGGAGGACCCAAGCATGTCCGTTGGCAGGCAGGAGAAGCTCGACCCGCAGGCGACGCGCGGCACGCAGCTCGGCGAGGTCGTGACGCTCCTAGCGACGCAACAGCTCCCATCGTCGAGCTATTTGCGGTCGGCCGCGATCAAGCGCACGCACGGGAACGAGATCGTCTTTCGGTTCTACTTCAAGCAGACGACCGCGAGTCGCAAGTGTCAGGTCCTCGTGTGCGAGGGCGATACGGACCCCACGACGTCGGCCATCGTCGGCGGTCCGCAGACGAAGCTCGACACGAGCGCCGACCGACTGGAGGCGAACGCCTTCACGATCGACGAGACGACCGACGATGACCAGGGGAACGACGGGTACTACGTGTATGACGTGCGGTGTCGCGCGCCGTACACCTGGGTGGGCGTCAAGGGCGACGGTGCGACCGTGGCGGGCGACACGATCAAGGTCGATGCGTATGAGGCGCTGAGCCTGTGACGATGCTCGCGAAAAGCGTACTGCTCCTGTTCGCGTGCGCCCTCGTGGTAGGGCTGCGCGGGCTCGTGCTGTTCGGCGACTGGCTCGTGAGCGACACGAGCGACGGGAGGGCGTAGGGTGGAAAGTGACAGGCCCGTCATGAGCGTGGGATCGGCAGTCCTGTTGATCGTGGTTGCGCTCGCAATGGGCGCAGCCTGTGGGCTAGCCATTCTCGCAACTGGAGCGAGCATGTGATGTCCCGATTGGACAACGACCAGATGTCTCGACGCCTCGCCACCGCTCTTGCCGCGTTGGAGAACATGCGGAGGGACCGCGACGCGCAGAAGCGAATGGTAGACATGCTCAAGCCCGGACTGGAGAACGCCATCCGTGCTGGGCAATCTGAGATCGAGCGCGTGGTTGGCGAGCGCGATGAGGCTCGGTCGCGCGTGAAGGAACTGGAGCGGGAACTTGCGGCGCTGAATCCGGTGGAGGTCTAGATGGCAACGTTCTATGTGAACAAGAGCGGCAACGACGCTGACTCTGGGGCCACACGCGCACTCGCCAAGCTCACCATTGCCGCCGCCATCACAGCGGCGGCGACCGGCGACACCATCATGATCGGGACCGGCCGATACGTGGAAGGCAATCTCGCCACCGGGACGAAGGCTATCAGTTTCGATGCAGACGGCGGTTTCGGGACGGTCATCATCGATGCGAACGGAGCATCGGCCAACGTCTTCGTGGACAGCGGCGCGGCAGCCAACAGGTATTCACGGCTGCTCATCACCGGAGCGACGGGGGACAACCTCTACCACAACAACAACGCCATCTGGTACCTCGATGAGTGCCTCGTGTATGACGCCGGCGCTGCCGGCGTCGCCCTCGTGGTCTTCGGCAACCCCAATCTGATTTGCCGTAACTCGATCTTCGCCCAGAATGTCTACGGGATCAATTGCGGAGTCTCCGCATCGTCGGACATGAGGCTCTACAACTGTACATTCGAGGGGAACTCAACCTATGCAATCTACTTCCCGGGAAACCCGACACTCACGACGTTCGCCATCCAGTCTTGCGTCTTCTCGAACTCTCCGACGCTCATCTACGCGGGCGGAATGACGGATGCACAGTACGCCGCGAAGTTCTCGTTTGGGGAGCACAACTACAACGACTACCACCTCGGCGCGACCGGGGTGAACATGCTCATCACCAGCACGGGCAGTAAGACGACTCTCGCGGGCGTCCAGACCTCTTCGGGAAAAGACACCAACAGCATCGCGTCCGACCCGCTCTTCGTGCGCCCATCCTCCTTCCTCTTCGGACTGCAAGCAGCATCGCCGTGCATCCAGACCGGCTTCGGCGACTCCAACATCGGGGCACGCCCCAGCGTCTACGGCGTGACGAAGGCCGTGAATGCCTCGATGTGGGACAACGGCGTTTACTCCAGCACTGAACAGAGCGGGAACACGATCATCCTGTCGGCGGGTCCGGCAGAGGGGACGTTTGCCACCGATGTCATCGACCACGGGCGCTCTCGCTCCATGCGAAAGGTCCGGCTTGGTGGGCTCTACGACGGAACCGCGAATTTCGACAAGGACAAGACGGACGTTGAGCCAAACCGCTGGACTCTGGAGGTCCGTGCGAGTGACACGTTGTTCGCCAAGGCAGACGGGGCTCCCGCCTGGAGCGAGAAGGAGATCGGCACAGTCGTCTCCGGCGTAACGGGCCGCTATCAGCAGGTCCGCGTCACGCTTCGCACCGATAACGTGGAGGCATAGCCGGTGGCGAATCCTGAACTAGCTGGTATCGAGGTCGAGTCGGCCGCCCCCGTGCTGGGCGGGATCGAGTTGGAGTTGTACGGGTCGATCCAGGCTCCGTTCACGCTCGCGGTCGATACCACCGCAGTCGCAGGAGGCGTAGTCAACACGGCGTACACCGCGCAGCTTCACGCGAGCGGAGGCCAGCAAGCGTATGCGTGGGATGTGTCAGTGGGGGCGCTACCGTCAGGTCTTTCGCTCAACGCCTCCACGGGAGCCATCACGGGAACCCCAACTCTTGCGGAGACGCAGGCGTTCACAGTGCGGGTGACGGACGCCCTGGAGAGCGCCGACACGCAGGCCCTCTCAATCACGATTGCGGCGGCGGCAGCGGGGGGCGCTGGACGCACGGCGGGCAGCATCAGCAAGGCTCCGTCGCAGGTGGGAGTGTAGCGTGAGCGTGACGCTCGACAAGGCGGGTCGCAAGCTCGACGGGAAGTATGCACCACCGCAGACGGCAGCTCACCCGCTCGTGCATGCCTTCACGGCATTCGGGCGCGGCGAGGGAGACAGACGGCGCACGTCCGCGGCGTTCCGCGGGATCGATGTCGGCCCGGTCGTCCACGCGGGCGACGTGGATATGGACGGCGGCGAGGTTCGCGAGGTCGACCTCGACAAGCTCTCCATCGGCAAGGGGCACCTCGTACGCGGCAGGCTCGCGCGCGCCGCGAAGACGATGAGCGGGAAGCCGCGCGCCGAGGGCGACGGAATCAAACCGATCACGGTCATGGAGCGCGCCGACAAGCTCGGGCATTACATCGTCGTGCGGGACCACGGCGAGCACCGTGTCGCCGCGCTCAAGCTCAACGGGCACTCGGCGAAGGTCCCCGTCCGCGTGGTCAAGACGAGGGGCGCGGCGCAGGAAGAGAAGACGCGGTGGATCTCCGACAAGATCGCGCTCTTGATCGGCGAGGGGCGCGAGCAAACGCAGGCCGTTGCAATGGCTCATGCCATGTGGGACAAGGATCACGGTGTCGCGAAGATCATGACGACGGGTGTCACGGGCGCAGGTGCGGAGTTTGCGCCAACGAACGTGATGCCGGGGTCCCCGCAGAAAGTCTCCGAACGTCGCGCCACGGTGCGCGCGGAGAGGCGCAGGAGGCAGAAACGGCTCAAGAAGGCAGACTCGAAGCCCGCGATCGATGCCCAGGTTACGAACGAGATCAAGCGGCGGATCAACGCGCTCGTCACGGCCGTCGCGGGACTCGGCGAGGAAACCACGGTGCAGCGCCTGCGCCGCGCGGCTCGCCTCGTCTCGCGCGAGGTCTCCCGCGCCAAGCGTGCGCGCGCGATCCCCGGTCCGCTCAAGCGCGCGATCGAGGCGGCACAGGCTGCCGTCACGGCGGCGTTCCGCGTGCACGGCGTCCCAGAGGGCGCGGTCTACGTGAAGAAGCTCGACAAGCATTCGGAGGCCACATCCATGACCACCGCAGTCGCGCCCCTGCCCGATCACACGTTCTACCCCGTCGTCTCCGGCGACATGGAGAAGAAGGCGAACGTGGTCAAGCTCCCCGTGGCAGACGCCGACACAGCGTGGGACGGCGATGCCGCGGACAAGCGAATCCGCGTATGGGCCGGCGCGAAGTCCGCGTCGGACCTCGAAGGGATCGACTGGAAGAAATACGGCAAGGCGTTCCTGTGGTGGACCACGGCGACGCCAGAGGGGCTCGGACAGTTCAAGCTCCCCGTGGCCGACGTAGTGGACGGCGACCTCAAGCTCGTGCGCGCGGCGATCATCGCGGCGCGTGGTGCTCTCTCGGGCGCGCGCGGCGGCATCGACATCCCGGAGTCGGAGAAGAAGGCGCTCTTCTCCGCGACGGGCGACATGTTCGACAAGTGGAAGATGGACAAGTACGGCACGAGCGAGGGGGCCGTCGCGGGCCATGCGACACAGGGGCACGAAGGAGAAGGCGGTAGCGGGACAGCCAAGACGCCAACGGAACGCGCTGGGATCGATCCGAAAGAAGTCGTCGCGGTCAATAGCCCCGAGCGTCAGCTGCGCCTCAAAGCCGTTGACGCATACGCGAAGGCTGATCGTCTGCTCGCGCGCGACGGATTCAGGCGCGAGGATCTCGGACGCACTACGGTGAGCTTGGATGACCGCTACAAGATGGCGCAAGAGAAGAGTGACGGTGACAAGAAAGAAACGGCGCGGGTCTACGGCTACCTGAGGCAGTCATACGAAGCCGACCGCAAAGGAGATAACTTCAGCGGCAAAGCGGATGAGCTTGCGTCTGGCTACGAAAAGTCGGCACTCGGTAAGGCGGAGCGCGACAGCATGGACAACAAAGCGATGGCCGTGCGCATGAAGCACGTCAAGACGAGGATGGACGCGGACGGGATCGATGCCGCCGACCTCGCAGAAGAGAGCGACCTGGAGGAGGAGCACGTCAAGGCGATGCTCGCGGGCGAGCACGAGCCCTCCGACGCGGACATGGAGGCGATGGAGGAGGCGATGGACGAACTCTGCAAGGCCGACGACACGACGAACGGCGCGACCGGCGACGCGATCCTCGACGCGGGGGGCGACGGCGCAGGGCACGTCCAGGCCGAGAGCGAGGACATGGGACCGGATCTCTACGAGGAACGCGACGCGATCAACGACGCGATCCGCGCGAAGTACGGCGCGGGATACTACGTCTGCGGGGTCTATCCGCGCTCGGGCTTCGTGCTCTTCCGCTACTGCCAGCCGTACGTCCCCGGGATGCCGATGGAGCACGGCGGTGGCAGCAAGGACAAGACGTTCCGTGCGCAGTACGACGAGGACGCCGACGGCGCGATCGTGATCGGCGCGGCAGAGGAGGTCCAGCGCAAGGTCGTCTTCGAGCCCGTCGTCAAGTCCGCCGATGGGCGTCTCACGTACAACGGCAAGCGGATCGAGGACGGCAAGTGGGAGCTGCTCGCCCCGCACGGCGAGGAGGACATCCTCGCGGAGCACCTCGCGAAGTCGGACCTCTTCGAGGAGGTCGAGATCATCGAGGGTGTCGGCGTTCGCGTGCGCCTCGCATCCGATGCGATGGCGAAGCACGGTAAGGCCGACGTGCTGCAAGTTAGCGGGCCGTTCCGCGTCGAGGAGGTCGAGCGGACGGAGTACGTCACGGAGTTCCTCGATACGCCTGACGCGCTCGCCAAGGGCAGGGAACGCGGGATCGTGTACCTGAAGGTCTACGGACCGATGGAGAAGGATACGCAGGGAGAGCACGCGAACGAGGAAGACATCTACGACGCCGCCGTGGGCTGGATGCTCCGTGGCGCGAAGATCAACCTCATGCACAAGGGGAAGCCGACGAACGACAAGGTGGTCTTCTCCGACGTGACGCGCGTCGAAGGGGACCTCGGCCTGAGGAAGGGTACGTGGTTCATCGCAGTCAAGCCGACGAAGGAAAACCTCGCGCGCTTCAAGAGCGGCGAGCTTTCCGGGGCCAGCATGGAAGGTAGCAAAGTGGTCGTCGGCTCCGAGGAAATCGAAATCGCGTAGCGATTTCCTCTTGACGAATTTTTGATCCGACGTAGCGTAGTAGGTAGAAGCAGCGGGGAAGAGCGCGAGGCGCTCGCGGTCCTCATAAGGCCGACCAGGAAGGTGCGACTCCTTCCCCCGCGATCAACATCGCGTCCCGCTAGCTACGGGGCGCACCGAAACGCGGTCAGTAGGGGCCTACTCCCTTGCTGACCGCGTTTTCGTTTTCCTGGAGGACCCGCACCATGACCACGAAGAAGGTGATCAAGAGCAAGCGGATCATCCCCGACGTGGATGTGGTTGCCCTCGTGGACTCCGCGGCAAACGGCGCGAAGGTGCTCCTCATGAAGGGCGGTCAGCGCTGCGACGTGCTCCCCGCGGAGCTGGTGCAGCTCGCCGGCGGGACGACGAAGCCTTCACCCACCGCGGCGTCCGGGTCCGCGGACATGCAGGAATTCGAGTCGAGCTGGCGCAAGATCGCCGGCCTGTAGGAGAGAGAACGATGGAAGTTCCCGACGCGACCTTCGACACGCTGAACGCCGGCCTCGCCAAGATGCACGCGGCCGTGACCGCGACGGGCAAGAAGCTCGATCCCGACTTCAAGTCGGACGAGGGGTACCCGCGGACCGACCCGCTCCAGAAGGCGGCGGTCCAGGGGCTCGCGCTCGACAACACGATTGGCGCGCTCGCGAAGACCGTCGACGCCGTGCTGGTGAAGCGCGCCGCGCTGGAGCAGGAGGTCAAGGACGAGCGCGAGATTGTCGCGGCCCTGACCGCCGAGAACGGGCACCTGCTCAAGGGCGAGCGGCCCTGTAAGGACTGCGAGGCGTCCGGCAAGTTCCGGGGCGAGGCGCACAAGCCGTGCAGCGGGACCGGCTGGCTCCCGAGGCGCGAGGCGATCCCGGCGAGAACGTAGGCCAGCCGTCAGAGAGATTCAGCCGCTCGCGGCGGGGGCCGCGGGTCCCAGTACCGCGAGTCTCCATTCAAGGAGTGACCGAGATGGCCCAGAAGATCACGGAGTTCCTGGAGGACCGTAGGCAGACGCTCGTGAAGAGCGCCATCGCCCAGGACGAGGCCGAGCATCAGGCGCTCGGAACGCCGCGGCGC